AAGAGAATATCACATATAACAGATGTTTTGATGAACGACAATTATTAGAACAATTTGTCATGTATTGGCAACAGAATTGTCCACATGTAATTTCTGGTTGGAATACAAAAACATTTGACACGCCTTATTTAATTAATAGAATTCGTAATGTTTTAAATGAAACATGGGTTAAAAAACTTTCGCCGTGGGGTTTTGTTAAAGAACAAAAAATCTTTGGTATGGGTGGCCGTGAAGTTCAGACTTATGAAATATATGGTGTGTCAGAAATAGATTATTTAGATGCCTACAAGAAGTTTACTTATACTAATCAAGAATCATATAGATTAGATCATATTGCCTATGTAGAATTAGGTGAGACTAAACTAGATTTTTCTGAAGTAGCAACACTTCATGAATTATATAAAAAAGATTTTCAAAAGTTCATTGAGTACAATATTCAAGATGTATTACTAGTTGATCGGCTTGAAAAGAAATTGAAACTTTTAGAGTTAATTATCTCTCTGGCATATTTGTCAAAATGTAATTATACAGATGTATTTGCACAGACAAGAATGTGGGATTGTATTATTTACAATCATCTCTTGAGAGAAAAAGTTGTAATTCCACAAAAGAAAAAAAATAGTAAAGGTGATATGTATGAGGGTGCCTATGTCAAGGCACCACAAACTGGCAGACATGAATGGATTGTGAGTTTTGATTTAAACAGTCTATATCCACATTTGATTATGCAATATAATATTTCGCCAGAAACTATTTTAGGATCATGGAAAGATAAAATAGGTGTAGAAGGTTTAATCGATAAAGAGTTTGATACATCAATTTGGAAACAAAAAGATATTACAGTTACACCGAATGGATCGGTTTATCGAAGAGATAAGCAGGGGTTTCTTCCCCAATTAATGGAAAGTATGTACAATGATAGGGTGAAATATAAACAGAAGATGTTGGCCGAACAGAAAAAGGGAAGAAACTCAGATCCAAATAAATTGTCACAATATTATAATTATCAACAGAACTTAAAGATAGCACTAAACTCAGCCTATGGTGCAATGGGTAATCAATGGTTTAGATATTATGATGAACGTAATGCAGAAGCAGTTACTGCAGCGGGTCAGTTATCTATTCAATGGGCCGAGAATGCAGTAAACAATTATTTAAACAAAACATTAGGTACAGAAAATGTTGACTACATTGTTGCTATGGATACCGATTCTTTATATGTTTGTCTTGATAGTCTTGTTTCTAGAATTGGTATTACCGACAAAGAAAAGATCATCGGATTCTTGGACAAGGCCTGTGGAAGAATAGAAGATGTAATTGAGAAATGTTATAATGAATTAGCAGAATATATGAATGCCTATCAACAAAAGATGGTCATGAAACGTGAAGTAATTGCCGATACAGGAATTTGGACAGCAAAGAAACATTATATTCTGAACGTTCATGATTCTGAGGGTGTTCGATACGAAGAACCTAAACTTAAGATTGTAGGTATTGAAGCAATTAAAAGTTCTACTCCCGAAGCATGTAGACATTCACTCAGGGAGATTTTCAACATTATTCTGTCAGGAACAGAAGATGATGTAATTAGTTATATTGAGAAATTTAAAGAAAAGTTTTTTGGATTGAATATGGAAGATGTGGCATTTCCTAGATCGGTCAATGGATTAAAAAAATATAGAGATCCGGCAACAATCTACAAAAAGTCAACTCCAATTCATGTTAAAGGTTCTTTGATTTATAATCACATGCTTAAAACTAATAAATTAACAAGAAAATACCCCACTATAAAAGAAGGAGAAAAAGTTAAATTTTCTTATCTTAAGGATCCTAATCCGGCAGGTGATAAAGTAATTTCCGTATTGAATAGTTTACCGAAAGAATTTGAATTGGAGAAATATATAGATTATGATACACAATTTGAAAAGGCGTTTATAGAGCCGTTGAAAGGTGTATTAGATGTAATAGGTTGGGAGACTGAAAGAAAATCCAGTCTTGACAGTTTTTTTATTTAGTGTATAATGGAGGTAAGATGGCAGGTAGTGTAATGGTAAGATATGCAAAAAAGACCTCAAAACAATTAAGAAAAGAAAATTCGGGGTCACACGCACAATTTAAGAATTATTCTGTAGATATTGATCCAGATACAATTAGTTATATGACCTTTGAAACTCAATCCGATGCTAAGGCGTTTGCACAGAGAATGCAAGAAGAAGGAAACCATATTATTGAGATCAAAGATGATTACAAACATTGATTACGGAAGTTGGCTAGGAGAAGATTTGGTAAAATTATTATCAGATTTAAAATTTCAAAGAGATCGTGTAGAAACATATTCTGAACGAGTAGATATAAATCAAGAAATAGGAGCAGTTAAAACAGAACTTAATACAAGGAAAGATAATGAGTGATTATTTAGATAATTTAGTAAAAGTGACAGGTAATGAATACGCAACAAAAGTTTCAGATGGAGTTGAGGCGGGTGATGTTTCAAGTTATGTAGATACAGGAAGTTACATTTTAAACGCATTAGTTTCGGGAGATATTCATGGTGGAATTCCTTCAAACAAAATTACAGCATTGGCAGGAGAAACTGCTACAGGTAAAACATTCTTTGCTCTGGGTATGGTCAAACAGTTTCTTGCAGATAATCCTAGCGGTGGTGTTTTGTATTTTGAGTCTGAATCCGCTTTAACAAAAGATATGATTGAAAGTAGGGGAATTGATTCTCAAAGAATGATAATTCTCCCTGTAACAACGATTCAAGAATTTACACATCAAGCAGTTAAGGTAGTAGAAAATCATACAGAAGATAAACCACTAATGATGTGTCTTGATTCACTTGGAATGTTATCAACAACAAAAGAAGTTGGTGATATTTCAGAAGGTAAAGAGACTAAAGATATGACAAGAGCACAACTTGTCAAAGGATGTTTCAGAGTTTTAACTTTAAAGTTGGGCAAAGCGGGCATTCCTCTTTTAGTTACTAATCACACTTACAAACAAGTCGGTACAATGTTTCCAACTGATGTGATGGGTGGAGGTTCTGGTTTACAATATGCAGCATCTACAATTATTTTTCTCTCTAAACGAAAAGAAAAAGAAGGAACAGATGTTGTTGGTAATGTAATACATTGTAAAAACTTTAAGTCGAGATTGACAAAAGAGAATAAAAGAGTTGATGTTCTTTTACGATATGATCAAGGTTTGAACAGATATTATGGACTACTTGAATTGGCTGAAAAGTATGATATAATAAAGAAAGTATCAACAAGGTATGAAATGCCAGATGGTGTAAAAGTATTTGGTAAACAAATAATATCTGATCCAGAAAAATATTTTACTGATGATATTATGAAATCTTTAAATGAAGCCGCACATAAAGAATTTTCGTATGGTGGTTTTGATGAAGAAAGTGAGGTAACAGATGGCGAGTGATCCATTTTTTGAAACAGGCGAAGCTCTATATAAAGAGTGTACTAATCCGAATGATCCAAATGATAAATCATTATGTGTAATTGTACAAGATGCCTCACCATTTGATGGAGCAGTAGTTAGATACACTTCATTTAAATTAGTAGAACAAGAATTAGATGGAAATGATATTGCTTGTCAATATGAATATGAAATTGAAGTACCACCACATGATCTTGGATATGAAATTACTGATAAAGATGGTCAAGAATTTGAAAAACGTTTAGGAGAATGGGTAATAGAAATTATACAACGACAAATGGATAAACATGCAGCAGAGGATAGAAACACTAATACTTAAAAATCTAATTCATAATGAAGAATATTCCAGAAAAGTTATACCTTTTCTTAATAAAGAATATTTTGTAGAACATACAGATAAATTATTATATACAGAAATTAACAAGTTTATTGAAAAGTATAATAATTTACCCACAAAAGAAGCATTAGTTATAGAATTAGATAATACACAATTAAAAGATGAAGAGTTTGAAAATGTAACAGAATTATTAACTTATCTAGAGGAACAAAATGATGAGAAATCGGACTTGGTATGGTTGTTGGAGACAACAGAAAAGTTTTGCCAAGACAAGGCAATCTATAACGCCGTTGTCAACTCAATTAAAATATTGGATGAACCCGAAAAGTCTAACGCTGACAAGGGTGCTATTCCTGAGTTGCTTACCGATGCTCTTTCTGTTAGTTTTGATCCTCATGTTGGCCATGACTATCTTTTGGACTCTGATGATCGTTATGATTTCTATCACAAGATTGAAAAAAAGATTCCCTTTGATCTTGAATACTTCAACAAGATAACACAAGGTGGACTATCTTCTAAGACATTAAATATTGCTCTTGCGGGAACAGGAGTTGGTAAATCATTGTTTATGTGTCATGTTGGTGCCAATGCCTTATCACAAGGTAATAATGTTTTGTATATTACATTAGAGATGGCCGAAGAACGTATCGCAGAACGAATTGACGCAAACTTGTTGAATATTCGATTGGATGATCTGGTGAGTTTACCTAAAAAGATGTATGAAAAGAAAATTGATGATCTTAAGAGTACCGTACAGGGTAGATTGATTATCAAAGAATATCCTACGGCCGCGGCTAGTACAAATCATTTTAGAGCATTATTGAATGAATTAAATCTCAAAAGAAATTTTAAACCCGACATGATTCTTGTTGATTATATTAATATATGTTCTTCTGCGAGGATCAAAGCAGGACAATATGTAAATTCTTATAGTTATATAAAATCTATTGCAGAAGAACTTAGAGGATTGGCAGTAGAGTTTGATGTTCCGATTATGTCAGCAACACAAACAAACAGACAAGGATTTCAAAATACAGATGTTGGACTTGAAGATACTAGTGAAAGTTTTGGACTTCCTGCAACCGCAGACTTTATGTTTGCGATTATTAGTAATGATAATTTGGAAGAAGCAGGTCAAATGTTAATAAAACAGTTAAAAAATCGATATAGCGATCCTACCTCAAATAAGAAATTTTTAGTAGGAGTAGATAGAGCAAAGATGAGACTTTCTGATCTTGGAGAAGAATCACAAAAGGGATTAGTCGATACTGGAGGAAAAGAAGAAAAAGATATTCCTTTGTTTGATGTATCTACTGGTAATAGGATGAAAAGCAAGAAAGATTTTGGAGAGTTTAAGTTTGAGTGATGATAAAATTGTAGATTTAGAAGAATATAGAAAAGAAAAGAACAAAGGCACCCCAATATCCACCCTCAAGGCATTTGTGCCTGATCAATACTACATTTACCCAGATATGGGTATAATGATCCACGTATTGTTTATTACAGATCAAAGTATACATTTTGGTGAAGCGGTTTATGTAATGGAAGACCAATATGGCAATTTCTTTGCAGATATTGTCGAAGAAGAGACTTGTGAAGGTTGGCATTTACTACATAAAGATGTTTTTCTAAAAGCCGTTGAAGATCATAGACCTCCAGAGCCACCAGAACCGAGAGTAGGGTGAACTGGTATTATAAATATATCAGTAAAGTTTATTCTTTTTAGGAGAGATTAATGAAATCATTTAGACAACATAAGCTCATGGTTGAGTTTGTTGAAAATCTATTTGAATTTAACATAGAAGATAGAGCGGCCGGCTCTTTAGGAACATGGTCTAGTAAAGGGTTTCCTCCCGCAAGTTGGATTATAGATGATTTAGCTAAACACGGAATTACATTAGATGTAAATTCTATTTTTGAAGTAGTTAAATCTTCTGATGCTAAAAGTATAACTGTTGGTGTGGGAGATCAAGTAAAGGCATGGACTAAATTATATGATGGTTCACCTGCAGAAGGTGGTAAATTTATAGCTACTATTGCGTGGTTACAAATTTCTAAAGGAATGCTAAAAGAACTAAAAGTTGGAGATGATTTAGTGTGGGGGAAAAATACTCCCGCCTTAGAAACTGCACAATGTTTAGGTGTATATTTAGATGTAGATTCTGCTCTTACTGATTTTCAAGCAGATAGTGCTAAAGGTAGAGAAAAATGGACACCTAAAATTGAATCAATTCTTTCTAGTGGTCAAGATTGGAATTCTGGAGGAGTTTCTACTTTAAAAGGAAAACTGTCGAAAATGCCCGATAGTAATTACTTAGAAATGTTATTTCTAGCAAAAGGAGTAAAACAATTTGTTGATCAATATGGTTCAAATCTAGGAAGTAGTCTCCATATTATACATGGAAAAATAGATAAGTATTATGCAGCGGAAACAGCTAATTTTAAGTTAGATAAAAAGAGTAAAGCAAATACTGCAGATTTTGTTTTAGCCAATGCTTCCGCGGATGATGTTATAGACGCAGTTTATAATCAAGTTGTAAAAGGAAAAGATGCTCCACTAGATTATTGTTATACTGATGATGGAGAAAAAATCAAATGGTATCAAATTTCATTGAAAATGGCACATGGTCAGCTCGGAAAAGTAACAAAATCTATGAAAGATAGATACAATTTACCAGATTCAGCAGATTTATATTATTCTTTAGTAAATGATTATTTGGTTGATCACGGCTATGTATTAAATGAAGGTGTATTAAGTTGGGCCATGGATAAAGTATCACAAGGTCTAGCGGCCATGAAAGCTATATCCGTTGAATGGTATGAAAAAATAGCTGGATGGGTAAATAAACTTAGGGATTGGGCTCTCGGACTTTCTAATTCTTTTAAATCGGGAATGCCTTCAGGAAAGAATCCAACTGCATATCAGATGAGTTTGATAAAAAAAGTTTTAGTTGAAGATGGTAGATTAAAACATGGACAATTACTCAATGAGGCTAAATTAGATGATAAATCAATTAATGAATATTTAAAAACTACAAATCAAGCAGGCGCCCAAAAAATAGTAAAAGAAACTAATATAGGTATTGCAGATATACAGGGAACATTTTATGGTAAAGACCTTATGGCATTCTCTGGAGAAGGTTATATCAATGAAAGTAATTATACTCAAAAAGGTGGAAAAAATAGTTGGTCTTATGGTGAGATTATAAAAATATTTGCTAATGCAACAGCAGTAGATGCATTTAATACAATGTTAAAAGATAAGGATTCCGATTTAAAAGCAATAATTGAAGAACAAATTGATTTGGCGAGAGAAATTTATTTTGGAAAAACTCAATTACCATTATTTAAAGTATATGGATGGTCAGAATCAAGACCAAATACAGTAGAACGTTTAGGTACTGCTCAAGAATGGACACAAGGTAAATTATCTAGTTTAACAGGTGATACATTAGGGGCTTGGCCAGTTATAGGATTTAATTCTACTTTACAAAAAGGAATGTATTATAACATATCAGGAGGTCTTATTTCTGGTACAAATTCAGATGGGTCTGAACCATCGTATATACTTTTAGCCATGAGAACTAATAGAGCAGATGCTTTTTCTTTTGTTGCCGAAGGTTCTGGGAAATTAGACCTTAAACAATTTAAGACTAAATTTGGATTAAATTACTAATGTTCGCATTTGCTTCATTCTTAACTGAACAAAAGAATCTCCACATGGAGCACCTTGAAGATGAGGTGTTAAATGGTGGAGTAGCCGGAACAAGAGGGGCGATAAACTTTCTTCAAGGTTTAAGAGATATGTTAGCGGGTAGTTCGGATTCTTCTATTAATGTAACTGTCAAGTGGGATGGTGCACCAGCAGTATTTGCCGGAACTAATCCTGAGAATGATCAATTCTTTGTAGGAACGAAAGGCGTATTCGCTAAGAATGCAAAGATAAATTATACTGAAACAGATATAGATGAAAATCATAGTGGTGGACTAGCATCAAAACTAAAAGTCGCGTTGAAAGAGTTATCCAAAGTAAACATAAAAGGTGTTTTACAGGGTGACATGATGTATACTTCAGATGATTTACAAAAAGAAACGATTGATGGTGAACCTTATATTACATTTCAACCAAATACTATTGTTTATGCAATACCAGTGAAATCAAAGTTGGCGGCAAAAATCCTGTCCTCTAATATGGGAATCGTATGGCACACCACGTATAGTGGTGATACGATGGAGGACATGACCGCCTCCTTTGGCGTTAGTTCGGGGGCGTTTAGTGAAAGTAGTTCAGTATGGCAAGCAGATGCATCATTCAAAGATCATTCTGGAAGTGCTACTATGACAAAGAAAGAAACTGGAAATGTCACATCAATATTAAGTCAAGCTGGTAGTTTGTTTAGACAAATAGACTCTAATACCCTAGCAATGGTCGCAGGAGATCCTACACCAAAAGAATTGATAAAGACATATAACAATAAAATGGTGAGAGAAGGACAAAAGATTTCAAATCCTAAAAGACATACGGCAGGAGTAATCAAATTTGTATATGATAAGTTGAAAGCAGATGTAGATAAAGTAAAGAGAGAAACCACAAAGATAGAGAAACAACGTAAGATGGATTTATATGTTGACTTTTTCAGA